TTTAAGGATACAGGAGCTAATTGCATTACAAATAAAGAACTTAATTCAATTGGCACTTTTTTCATCGAGTCTCAGAGATACTTCAGCGAAACAGAAGGCATTATTGATGCGGTTAACGACTAGGGGCGCGGCGCTTTTACTGTTGCTCGCGCTTCCTATAGCCGTTTCTGCCCAGTCCGGCTTCTACAACTGGACTAATAAGTATGACGAGGGGGTGATCGAGCCACCGAGGGAAACAGCATTAGGCTGGAACGTCAACGAGGTTCCTCATAATGTAACTTTGTATTTTGATGTTAATAACGATGGCAGGGCTGATATAGCATTTGCTCATTCAATCATCGCGATGAACACGGGCGTTTATTGCGATGCACCTAGGAAGAGTGTTGAAGAATTTTACTGGGTATTCTCAACTTGCCCAAGCGAACACGCCGCTGATTATTATGTAACTAAGCAGTGGATTTTATACCGAATTTTACAAGGAGGAGGATGGAAACGCCTCTTCATGTTGATAGATGAGCCTAGCGCCAGACATACAACAAACATATCGTAACATTGATAAGCAGCTTGGCATCAAGACGGCGGAGGAGAAGAAAGCTGCGGTTGCAGAGATTGAAGACCTGGGTGTTGCCGGAACTATTAAGAAGGCAGTCGCTAACATTGGCGGGGTAGACGAGCTTACCCAGTGGGCAAAATCAAGCGATAGAAACCGTAGAGAATTATTTGGCTGGTATGCAAAATTAGCCCAAAAGGAAGATGGTGACACGGGGCTAAAAGTCCAGGTGAACATCGTAAATTATAATGGCGACCCTGACACTACCACACAAGTTTACGCCGAGACAGTACCAACTGCCCCTCTTTAGGGCGTTTGACGATGGAGCCAAACGAGCGGTATTAGTCTGGCACAGACGCGCAGGGAAGGATAAAACAGCTTTAAACCTCTGCGTAAAAGAGATGTTCCAAAGAGTGGGGCAGTATTACCACTTATTCCCAACAGCCAGGCAGGCAAGGAAGGCAATCTGGGATGGAATAGATAAGGCTGGGCTGAAGGTGATGGATCACTTTCCAAAAGAGCTTATCAAGTCCAAGAACGAAACGGATATGAAGATTACTCTCTGCAATGGGAGCATCTATCAATTAGTTGGCACAGACATGGGCCTTGATTGGCTCGTTGGCACAAACCCAGTGGGGCTGATCTTTTCGGAGTATCCAATCATGACTCCGAAAGCCTGGGATTTAATGAGGCCAATCATAAGAGAAAACGATGGGTGGGCGTTGTTCATATACACGCCACGCGGTCAGAATCACGGTCATAAAATGTATGAAATGGCTGACAAGAACGACAAGTGGTTTTGTTCACGCCTCACCGTCAAAGATACTATACGCGATTCACTGGGAGAAGATGGCTCCCCGGTAGTCAGCGATGAAGATTTAGAAGAAGAAGCAAACGAAGGTATGTCTCCAGAAATGATTCAGCAGGAGTATTTCACGAGCTTCCATGCGGCAATCCCTGGAGCGTACTTTGCCAGGGAAATGACGAAGGCAGAGGATGACGGAAGGTTTCTAAATCTGCCCTGGGAGCCAAAGGTTGATGTATGTACAGCCTGGGATTTAGGTGTTGACGATGCCACCTCAGTTATCTTTTACCAAACAGTTGGCAACGAAGTCCGATTAATCGACTACTACGAGGCTACAGGTGAAGGTCTTCCACATTATATCAATGTACTTAAAAGCAAGCCTTATGTATATGGGGCGCATCATGCACCGTGGGACATTGAAGTGCGAGAGCTTACTACAGGAAAGAGCCGCCGTGATACGGCACGCAGTTTGGGAATCAACTTTACAGTCGGCAAGAAAGTCCGACTCAAAGAAGAAGCGATAGAACAGGGCAGGCAGATCATAGCAAAATGCTGGTTTGATAAAAAGAAATGTGAAAAGTTGATTTCGGCTTTAAGAAATTATCACAAAGAGTATGACGATAAATTAGGAACATATAAGAAAACGCCAGTTCATAACTGGGCCTCTCACGCCGCCGATGCGTTTATGCAATTGGCGATGGACTACAGGGAGCCTCGGACTGAGCCAATGCAAACCCAGGCTATACAGGAGTTTGAGTTATTTTGAACATCTTAGACATCATCAATTCAATTTGTATGAGTTCCGCGCCGCCGCCAAGGCCAGTGTATACTCCGCCACCTCCACCTCCACCTCCACCAGAGCCGGAGCCAGAGAACACCCCGGCTGCCGTGCAGAAGCGCGAGCGTAACGCTTCCCAGAGAAAACGTGGCAGGAGTTCGCTCATTGCCAACACAGGTGGAGCATCTGGATTAGGCGATGACAATAGCAGCAGTGTTAAGAAAACACTTGGAGGTTGATGATGCAAATATTGGATGTAATCGGCTCTATATGTTTTGGCGGAGCGCCTTCATTGCCCCCGGCCCCGGCTCCTCCACCCCCTTTGCCTGACATCAGTGCAGAGGAAGAGCGAAAGAGAGTGGCTGAACGAGCCAAAGCAGCAGATCGTAAACGAGGCAATCGTACCTTGATTACAAACCAGGGTGGCGCACAGGGGTTGCTTGATGACGATTCAGATGTAAAACAAACATTAGGGGGTCTATGAGCTACCCTGTGCCGGGTCAACCTAATAGAACATATTTTATGGAGCAATATTGGGATAATCGCACTGGGAATATGATTTCTAATCAGCAAACCCACCAGATAGATGATGGTTTGGTTGCGGAGCAGGATCGAATAGTTGCCAGCCGCAATAAAACTGGTGGGGTTGTAGATAAACCGCCAGGAGAGTCCTTATTGACCAACTCTGGTACTAAGAAGCGCAAGCGCATTTTAGGATTAGGCAAGGATAATACCTCTGGTAGTGGCGGTACTGTCGCAAAAGAGAAGTTAAGCGGAGAATAAATGGCAAACGCAAAAGCATTACTAAGGCGCAATGATGTTCTTAAAGATGATCGTAATCTTTGGGATGGGTTCTATCAGGATGTTGTAGATTACATTCGCCCTGGCAAGCAGACCACAGAAGAGCATCGAGTTGCTGGCACAATGCGCCACAAACATTACGATTCTACTGGGCCACACGCCTCAAATACCCTTGCTTTAATTATGGCGGACACTCTAACGCCTAAAGCAATTCAGTGGCATGGTTTTAAAATCCCAGAAGCATCCCCACTCAAGCAATTTAATACAAATCAAAATGTCCTCGACTGGTTTAAGACGGTTGAGGACTCTGTGCGCTTCGCATTAGATCAAAGTAATTTTTACCCAGTCATTAACGAGATATACCTAGACTTTAACAGCTTCGCCACTATCTGCTTGTATGTAGAAGAGGCACGCATGAAGACAAAGGGTTTTAATGGCCTGACCTTCAGGGCGTTGCCAATTGCTTCTTATGTATTTGCTGAAGATGATGGAGGGCAGGTTGATACGGTGATGCGTGAGTATGAGTTAACGGCTCGACAATTTGCGCAACGCTTCCCAGATGCTTCACTCCCTGATGCGGTTAAGAAGGCTCTGGATAAAGCCCCGGACGATAAGTTTGAGATGTTGCGCGTTGTCGCACCCTCTGAAGATATTAATTCAAAAGTAAAGTTTCCTTTTGCGTCTGTAGATATTTATAAAGACAAGGCACAGATTGTTGATGAGCAGGGATACCACGAGTTCCCTTACATGGTTGGCAGATGGGATAAGGCCACTGGAGAAATACGAGGCCGAGGCCCAGCAGCCATTGCGTTGGATGATATTAAATCACTCAACCAACTTCGCAAGCTGGAACTACAGGGATTAGATAAAGCAGTTAACCCTCCGATACTTGCACCAGAAGAAGGGTTTGTCGGCACAGTAAAGCTTGGGCCAAACTCAATTATATACAGTCGCAACCCCAACGATGTACGCACACTCCCTGCTGAACTTCGGCTTGATCTTTCTTCATTGAAGGCAGCCGACCTTAAACAGGGTATCAGGGATATTTACTTAACAGATCAATTGAATTTGCCTCGCACCAAGCAGATGACTGCAACTGAAGTTGCTCAACTGCGTGGCGAGATGGAGCGATTGCTCGGCCCAACGATTTCAAGATTTGAGTCTGAAGTGTTAGGCCCGATGCTGGAACGAGTGGTTGGCATTATGTTCCGCACAGGCGCATTGCCCCCTCCACCACCAGAGCTTGAAGCATTGGAAACAATTGACA